TTGTAAATTGGACTGTTGACCAATATTTAGTTTTTGCAGTTCAAAATAGTGGGGCTACTGATACGAACGCAGGCTCATTCTACTTAATCGAAAAACTATGATAAACGTAAACATCACACAAACATCGGTAAAATTCTTTTCATCTGTTGCAGATGGCGAAATCGATGCGCAACTAATTACACCCAATTGGGAGATTGTCGATAGCGAAAGCCTGCATATCATTTGCGAGGCTGGGGTGTACTGCTTTGCCACCACAAGCACGACATTCAACAAGCAGCAATTTGATAATTCAGAACAAGCCTTGCAGTATTTAAATTCTTTGTAACTTTGCATAAACTCAACAACTATGGCAGGCGTTAAAGTAACCGATTTAACCACGTTAGGCGCAGCAGACCCTACGGATGTGTTTTACATTGTGGATACAACTGCGAATCAATCCAAGCAGATTGAGGTTCAAGACATTTATTCAGGGATGCCGCAGTTCGACAGCGGACAATTCACGCCAACGGTATCGAATGAAACGCCCGGCACTACAACCATAGACATGAAAGGCGGTCAGTTTAGCCGCGTGAATGATATCGTGACAATGAATTGTTGGTTCGAGGTTCAGTTCGGCGTTTCTGATTCGACTGTGACATTCAATATCAGCCTGCCTGTTGCTTCGAATTTCACGCAAACAAAGCAGCTCATGGGTATCGTAACAACAAGCGAGACCGCTGGCACATTTGATGCCGGTGCAATTGTGGCAAACACTACAAGCGACTTGGGAGAGATAACCGTATTCGGTACAACTGGTGCCACGATTATTTACGTGCACGCGATGTTTCAATACCAGATACTACCATAATGCGCTCTACCTCGCTTCTCGGTCTGAATCTGATTAAGAAGTACGAGGGCTTGCGGCTTAGTTCCTACCTTTGCCCTGCTGGCATTCCGACCATTGGCTACGGCAGCACGCGCCACCCGAACGGCAAGAAAGTTTTATTAGGCGAAAAGCTCGCATCTGAAAAGGAAGCAACTCAGCTTTTACTCGCTACCCTTGAACCTTTCGAAGCGGCGGTGAATAAGCACTTGCCATCATTGAATCAATGCCGGTTCGATGCGCTTGTGTGCTTTGCCTACAATGTGGGCGTTGGTGCGTTGGTGAAATCCACGCTACTCAAGAAGGCAAAAGTTAACGCAGCCGACCCGTCAATACTGGATGAGTTTCTGCGTTGGAATAAGGCAGGCGGCAAGGTGCTTTCAGGGCTAACCAATCGCAGAAGGGAAGAGGCAAAATTGTACTTCTCACTTTGTAACTTCTGAGCCATTATTGCCCAAACGTAAGGCAGCAATTCGCGTAAACTTAACTATGCGAAAACGGGCTACCAAACCAAGGCGAATCATAGACATCATTGTGAAGCATTGGCGTGGCACAGTTGGCAGCCTCATGATACTTATTTCAATCTTTTTGCTAATCTTTAAAGTCATATCCACCGAAACACTCGCGGCAATTGTAGCAACCCTAATCGCCGCTGGGTACATTCCAAAAGCCAAAGACGATGCAGCAAGTTCGTAGAGATACCGTTAAGATTGCACGCCACAACAAGGTTCACATCGACACCATGAGTTGGGAAGTTGCAACTGCTGACACAAGCTTCGCGCAAGCTAACCGCGAAAGCTTCGAGTTTGTCATGGCACAGCCCAAGCCAGTGCGTGAACTTACCGCATTCGACACCATTCAGCCCTGTGATGTATCTTTACTTGCAGAGCCAACGTACTACACCATCAAACCTCAGCCTGTAAGAAACACGCAAGAATTGGAAACGCCTATGAATTACGATATACTTTTGAACGGTGTTGTGTTTAGTTTCACGCTTTGGCTTTCTGCTAAGTACCTCATGACTTGCGGCGCAGCTTGGCGTGCATTGATTTCGGATTTGCGAGCAGTTTAGTTTATCTTTGCCTTATGGCAAGCCTGCACATCCTTGAGTCATCGATTGACCTCTTCTATGTGATCACCGATAAGGATGGCAATATCGCCGCCTCCAATGAATTGTTCAAGGAGTACAGCAGCCACATCAAGCCGAGCAACATTCTTGACATTGCAGCCAATGACTCGGACCGCGAAGAGCTGCTTCAGGCAATCAGGAAGTCGCAGAAGAAATCACCCGATCCGATTCGGACCTATGCAAAGACAAGGCAGAAGATGGCATCTGAGAGGTACAATATGTGGAATGTTTACTCGATTGTGGACATGCTGCACTTCATCGGCATTCAGCTTGTCGATGTGACCTCCATCAGCAACCATGAGCATGAACGCCAGAAGATACTTCTGGAAGAGTTCCGCTTCATGCTATCGCACGAACTGCGCCAGCCATTGACTTCAATCGGTGGCTTGGTGAAGATGATGGTTGAGCACACCAATGCAACGGAACAGGAACGCGAAGATGTGATGAAGATACTTGCCAATAGTGTGGACAAGCTTGATGATGTGATTAGACTATTAGTTAAGAAAGCAACCAGGCAAATATGAACTTACCGGCTACCGACTGCGAATGCGATGAGAGACTTGTGAAGGTGCTGGCAGTTTACATAGCCGAAAAATCGATGCCGCTTAAGGTGGCAGCGGATATCTTGCTTAATGAATTGCGAAACAAAGACGAGTACCTTAAACGACTTAACGAACTAATCCTATGCACAAGAGCAACATTGGCACACTGAGCCTATTGGCAATCTGCTTATTCATTCTGCTTCTGCTATTGCGCACATGTGGCGCATTGCGTGAATCTGAAAGCAATGCGATGTATCTCGATTCACTGAACTCGGAGTTCGCTGTGCGCATTGCAAAAGACAGCTCGAAGATTTACTCCCAAGGCATCCAGCTTGCAGCGGCTGGCACTAAGCTAAGAGCCTTGGAACTGCGCGAGCCCGAGGTGGTGGTGCGGTACCAGACGAAGACGGTGCTTAAGACGGAGCTGCAACTTGCCGAGCCAATATACATTGACAGCTTTCCTCATTTGAAATTGCCAAGGTCATTCGGGCGAGAAGGTAAATGGCTATCGATTGGAGGCTCAATAAACCGCTTAGGAAGGCTTCAGATTGATTCAATGATTATTCCGGTAGCTTATACAGTTGCAATTGGAGATACGCTGCGTAAGGGCTTGCTATGGCGCAAGCGTGATAAGGTGGTCCGCATCCAAGTTGACAATCCTTATGTGAACGTCACAGGAATCAACAGCGTGATCATCGCACAGCCTCCGAAAAAGTGGTACGAGACACGGGCCTTCGCATTTGCGCTCGGAGGGATTACGGGTTTCGCGATTTGTCGCGCAAAATAATTGGCTTGATTTTCAGTTAGTTGCGTAAAATTACGCTGGTGGTTTGCTTTTTTGTTTGTTTAGGTATTGTGTATTCAAAAGATAGGTGTACATTTGTCAAACAAAACAACGATAAAAACACACAGCCATGATGACATTCGAAGTTACTCCGCAGTTAGCCCTTGAGATTAAAAAAGAAATTGCTAATTGTCAAATAATTATTGCGAAAGAAATGCAAATTTCAGAAGACCTTAGATACTATCATGTTATTGAAAGTAATCAAAAACACATTCAAAAATTAAGACAAGCTTTAACTAACGGCTTTCTATAACCCCCACGGGCGGCTAACCACCGCCCACCTTTTCCGCAACTTTTAAACTAACATACACATGAACACACAATTATCAACCTCAACAACCTTCAAGAATTGGAAGGGCACTGAATTCTTTCATTACAATCACTTAACCGGCACGATGGTCATGATTGTTGACGATGGCTGCATCAAAGGTCTCTACACTCGATGCGACTCTCAAGCGGCGAATCTTTCACGCCAATTTCATCGCAGCATGGAGCATGGCGTTCCACCTGAAAAGCGAATCTATGACCCTTGCAGCATGGAAGAGTTTCACAATCACTTCGCAAAAGTTACCGAACACCTTCACGAAAATTCAACTCAAGCACTTTTAACCTCAATTTAATCTTTTAACCATGAAAGCACCAGTAAACTCAGGCAATGGCGCAAGCCGCCAAATCGCTCCCGAAGGAGCACATGTAGCACGCTGCTACCAAATCATTGACAAAGGCACCACCTTCGATGAAAAGTGGGGCAACAAGAAACGCAAAGTGCAATTCTTATTTGAACTGCCACTCGAAACAGCAGTCTTCAGCGAAGACAAAGGCGAGCAACCGTTCTATGTTAAGACAGTATTCAACCTTACAATGGGCGAGAAAGCATCGCTTCGCAAGTTCATCGAATCTTGGGTCGGCAAAAAGATGACCGATGCACAAGCTGGAGACTTCGACATCACCAAGCTACTTGGTCACGCTTGCATGGTGAACATCGCACACAACGGCAAAGAAGACCGTACCTATGCGAACATCATGAGCATATCGCCGCTGCCAAAAGGAATGGCTTGCCCTCCAGCCGTGAATGAATTGCTATCTTATGACACGACCGAACACAGCGATGCAGTATTCAACAAGCTGCCTGAGTTCCTTCAGGAAGACATTCGCAAATCGGATGAGTGGATTGCTCGGACAACTGCCAAGCCTGCCGCTGTGCCTGCGCCAAAGTGGGAGAGCACAACCGTAACCGATGAGCCCGATCTTGACAGCCTATTCGCAAACGATTCAACCGGACTCCCTTTCTAAAAACAACAAAGGCCGAGGACACACACTACCCTCGGCCTTACTCACATATCAAAACACATGAACAGCATCGCAAAGATAACAATTCCAATTGAGAAATTGTATCAGACAATAAATTCAGCCGAGGTCTTGTCAGCTCAGCAACTAATCGAACGCAACAGCTTTGACGGCGTTGCATACCCAATCGACAACGTCATGCACTACACCGCTGCATCCAATGCAATCGCGGAAGTGAACAAGGCAATCAAGGCCATCCAAGATGCGCGCAAGACAGTCACATCTCCGCTGGATGCGTACAAGAAAGAACTGATGCGCATCGAAGCCGATGCAGTTGCGCCATTGGCCACCTTCATCGCATCAACAAAAACCGCCATGCTCGAATATAACGCAGCTTGCGAGAAGCAATTCGCAGCCGAGCAAGAGAAGGCAAGCACCTTGGAAAGCTTAGTGGATAATCTCACTGAGGTCAGCATCAAGCACGACCACATCAAAGGCATTCGCACCATTCGCAAGGTCCGCATCAACGGCGAAGTGGACTGGATGAAGGTGCTGTCAGTCCTGTTTGGCTCCGGCATGTACAAGCCAGAAGACCTCACGCAGAACTTACTCAAGGCAATGGAGAAGTGCGATGTGGATGCCATCGCTGGCATTGAGATTTACGAAGAAAAAATTCAAACTATAACACGATAACACACATGAAACCAGTTAACAACAAATCATTGCTTCATTTCATTTTTGACCAAATGGAAAAGCTCGACACGAATGAAATTTCAGTTGACCAAGCAAAAGCACAATCGAACCTTGCGAAACAAGCTAACAATTCATTAAAATACGAATTGGATAGGGTGGCAACTCAAATGAGAGTAGAAGCGCACAATAAAGAATTTAATAGCAATCTTGCATTGCGTGAGGCTGAAAGCAAAAATTTTGAGCCATGATGCGTGAACCAATTGTGCATACCTACGGCGAATGTAAATGCCTGCCGCACGAAAAACACATAGACCGATATTTTCCAATAACAAGCCCTTTTAAACATATGTACGAGTATATTCAAGTTTGTAATTCATACATAGGGTTGTTGATTAAAGAAAAAATTGTTATTAATGATTGTCGCAATGCTTATGATAATTGCGTTGAATCAATAATAAAAGAAGTTTTTAGTTGGGTATCTGAATTAGAAAAAGATTACTCCATACAAAGACACAGGACTAATAGTTATCATATTGTTTCAGATGGTTTTTACTTTAATGTATGTGAATTTCCGACTATATCAATAATGGCAAGCTACACAAAAGCATCTGAACTAATTTTAACCGACAATGTAACAAATGATTTTATAAGCCAATATTGTAATGGCGTAAAAAGTTATTTAGCTGGAAGACAAACAAAAGTAAATGCTAATTTATTCAGCTTATTGTATAATCTTCAAAGATACCCTTATCGCAATAACCAATTGGTTATAGATATAGCCAATGAGATTCTAAACATTGAAATTAAAAGCAAAACACGATGAAACACAACCCTACCAAGCAGGTGCGCGCAATACTTGAGCGCGTGCCTGCAACACGCAAGAGCGATGCAAGGCTCATCGCTTACGTCTGGGCCGAGACAATCGGCTATGACAAGCTAAACGCAACAACCGCCAAGGATCTTCTGGACATGATGAGCGAGGGCAAGCTTCCAGCTACCGAGAGCATTCGCAGAGCACGCCAAAGAGCACAACAGTCTAACCCTAATTTTAAGTAATGACACGCGAAGACTACATCAAGTACCCAGCCGTATCGGCAAGCCGCATCAAGCGGCACTACACTGGAGACATCAGTTACGCTAAGGCATCGCTGAACTACGGCAAGGAGTTTCACTATTCGCTGCTTGAATGCGAATATGAGACAATGGGCAATCCAGTGCGCAACACTTACGATGCAATTCACCAGGTGCAACTCCTTGGCGAGATGTTCGACAAGAGTGAGAAGGAGCGCATCGTGGTGAGTGAGCTGACAGTTGCAGGCAAGACCGTGCTTGGCAAGGGGGCAATGGACCTCTGTTGGGATGAGATGAAAATCATCGCTGATGTCAAGACCACAACCGCCAAAAGCTTGCAGGCCTTCGCTGATGACATGATAAAGCACTGCAACCATGTGCAGGCCGTTTGGTATTCCATGCTTATGGGCTGGAATCCAAAAGACTTCTACTACATCGGAGTGCCTCCAAAGGTCAAGAAGTCAGGGCAGTTCAAAGACCTATACCTCTACCGGCACAACCAGCAAGAGCTCGACCAGGCATACGAGCTTATCGCAGATTTCTTGAATCAATTCGATGGCAACTATGGGAAGTAGGTACAGCGAAGAGGTGATTCAATACGTCATCGAATACTATCCGACAATGCGCACATCAGAGATGGCCAAGGTGCTCGGCATAAGCGAAAACAAGATTCACCAACTCGCCAACACTCGCGGCATCAAGAAGAGCAAAGAATACCTCCGCGAAGTGCATGGCAAAGTTGTGGCAATTGCCGGAATAGAAAACCGATTCTACAAGGGCCACGAGCCTTGGAACAAAGGAATCAAAGGCCGCAACAATGCGCCTGAGCACACGCTATTCAAGCCCGGCCATCTGCCTGCAAATCACAAGCCGATTGGATGGACTCGCGTGGACTCGGAAGGCTATCACTGGATGAAAATCGCAGAAGGACTCAAAGGTTGGGTGATGATTCACCGCCTTGCCTGGGAGATGGAGAACGGCCCGATCCCAGAAGGCAAATTCCTTCGCTTCATCGATGGCAATAAGGACAACTGGCAAGTGGAAAACCTTGCGCTTGTGGACCGCGAAAGCAACATGCGACTAAACACGATTCACCGATACCCTGAAGAGGTAAAGGTGGCAATGAAAATGCTCTCAAAACTAAAACGCAAAATTCAAACACATGGCAAGGAACAAGATTGAACACCTAAGAGACCACCTATTCGAGACAATTGAGATGCTCAAAGATGGTGACATGGAGCTCGACAAAGCACGCACAATTGCTGAGGTCGCTCAAGTAATTATTAACTCCGCAAAGGTTGAAGTGGACTTCATCAAGGCCGTGCATGGCAACGGCTCCGACTTCATCCCGATGGATAAGCGATTGGAGTCATGAAAAATCAGACACGTTTGTTGATACAATTTGTTAGTGATAATCCATTTGGAGGACAACTTGAAGAGATGGCTGTATTTGAAACAGCTGACGAAGCCGTACAAGCTGCTATTCCTTTAATTGGTGATATTACAATACAAACAATACTAATAAATCATGGCACTCAATGGATGCGCCTATCATGACACTGAGGCCTTATCAGGAACGCTTCATCAAGAACATCGCTGCGAAGCTGGTCACTACCAATAGGGTAGTGGCACAGCTCGCAACTGGTGGAGGCAAGACGGTATGCTTCGCAGCAATCTGCGACCGATTTTGCAAGCGCAACACAACGGACATCCTGATTCTTGTGCATCGGGAGGAGTTACTTAACCAGGCATGCAAGGCCATCGCACTCGAAACGCAGCCAGTAGTTGCAGGCATGAAGTCAATTCCACATGCTCGCGTCTACGTGGCAATGGTTGAGACGGCATACAAGCGGCTTGACCATTTCAGCAACATCGGGCTGGTCATTGTCGATGAGTGCCACATCGGCAACTTCACCAAGGTGATTGAACACTTCGATAGCCAGTACATCATCGGCTTCACTGCCACGCCGCTTGCAGCTCGCAAGAGCAATCCGCTGCGCAACTACTTCAATGACATCATCTGCGGCATCGACATCCCCGAACTAATCGAGCAAGACTACCTTTGCCCTGAAGTAACCTATTCCGCTGCGCAGATAGTGGACCGCGCAAAGCTCAAGATGAAAGCTGGCGAGTTCGATGCAGCGCAGATGGCAGCAGCCTACAAAGCACCTAAGTACATTGACAGCACAGTGAACGCCTACAAGCAGCATTCGCTTGGCCGCAAGACAATAATCTTCAACTGCAATGTTGAGCACTCGCAAGCCGTGAACGCGGCCTTCTGCGAACAGGGATTCAACTCGCGCCATCTCGATGCTGACTCGCCCGATCGGGCTGAGGTGTTGGAGTGGTTTGCCAACACGCCCGATGCGATTCTCAACAACATAGGCATTGCAACCACAGGATTTGACCAGCCCGACATCGAGACCGTAATTGTTAACAAGGCCACAGCCTCAATGCCGCTTTGGCTTCAGATGTGCGGACGTGGTGCAAGGCCGCATAACATCAAGCTTGCATTCACCATCATCGACCTCGGAGGGAATTGCATCACGCATGGCCTCTGGTCATCACCTCGCAACTGGAGCAGCATATTCCACAATCCGAAGAAGCCAGGCGAAGGAGTTGCACCAGTGAAAGAATGCCCTGACTGCGGCGCATTGCTACACACAGCCGTGCGCCTCTGCGATTGCGGCCATCTCTTCCCAGTCATCGCAGCCAAGGATGAGAAAATCGAGAAGTTCATCCAAGTCTCCAAGACCATCGATGTAAAAAAGATAATCGAATCACATAAGCATAACAAGACTTATCGCTCACTCTATGTGCTTGTTGAAGATGTTTTCAACAAGGCTGTGCGCATATTTAACAACATCACACCTCAGCAACGCGCACAAATGGAAAAAGAAATTCACGAACTTGCGAGGCTCTGGTGCAAAGAACAAGGCAAACGCTTTGACCAATTCCACAAGCAATTCGTAAACAGGAAACTACACACACTATGCTCATCTCACACTACACAAGTCTCTTCAACAACCACGCCGATGATGTCGAGCTTTCCTCATTCTTGGAAGGAGTCCGAACCGGCAAATGGCAGGACATAGTTCTGCAAGTTCGCGCCTGCAAAGACAAGGCCGAGCGTGAAAAATTCAAAAAATCAGCACCGCTGGTAACCGTATCAGGCTCATTCTCGGCACGCAAGGACGATGCCCTCAAGGAACACTCTGGCTTCATTGCCATTGACATCGACAACATCGACAACCCAGAAGAGGCCAAGAAGTTGGTCGTGAATGATTCCTACATTTACGCAGCGTTTACTTCCATCAGTGGACATGGACTATGCTTAGTGATGCGAATCGATGGCACAAGGCACGCAGATGCGTTTAATGGCATCGCATCGTACTTGTATCACACCTATCAACTCATCGTTGACCAGTCAGGCAAGAATGTCTCGCGTGCTCGCTTCATCTCCTACGACCCTTGGATTCACATCAACACCAAGGCAATCCTGTTCAAGAAGTATCTTGCCAAGCCAAAGGAGCGCAAGCTTGCGAAGGTAGCAGTCATCAAGACCGACTTCGATGCCATGATCGCTGAGATGGACCGCAAAGGGCTTAATCTCTGCGAGGACTATTCCGAGTGGATTCAAATCGCATACGCACTGGTGAGCGAGTTTGGCGAAGGTGGTCGTGACTACTTTCACACGCTCAGCAGCCATTCAAGCAAGTACAACTCAGATGATTGCAATACGCAGTACACGGCATGCCTGAAGAACCATAGCGAAAGCAAGGGCAAGCGGTCCACAATTGCCACAATCTACTACCACGCAAAGCAGAACGGCATCCAAGCCTACTCTGAGCAGACCAAGGAGATTCTTCGAGCTGCAAGCTCGCAACGTGCTGCCGGATTAGGACCAGATGCCATCGTTAAATCCCTCCAAGCTTCTGGCATTTCACCAGAGCAAAGCGAGAAAGTTGTCAATGAGATAGTAGCAAAGGATATCAAATTTAAATCGGAGAACGTAAGTGCTGATATTGCGGCATTTATAAAGACTTTTGACCTCAGAAAAAACATCGTAACGCGCAACGTGGAACTCAACGGAAGGCCCATCGATGACAGTGACCTCAACTCAATATTCTTAGATTGCAAAGCCGTGTTCAAAGAGGCCACAAAAGACCTGGTCACGGCCATCATTTTCTCCAATCGCGTTGAGACATACAACCCATTGCATGAATTCTTTGAGGAAGAACTCCACCTTTCTAATGAGTACCCGAATGTCGATTTGCTAATCAACAGCGTAATCTCTGACACGCCAAATTATGACAAGTGGATTGGCAAATGGCTCGTATCTGTCGTTGCTTCCGCATACGGTCAACACTCGCCGCTGGTGCTTATCTTCTCAGGTGAGAAGCAAGGCACTGGAAAGACTCATTGGTTCCGCTATCTTCTACCCAAGCAGTTGAGGTACATGTTCGCTGAGTCGAAGATGGATGCCGGCAAGGATGACGAGATTCTCATGTGCAAGAAGTGGATTATTCTCGATGACGAGTATGGCGGTAAGTCCAAGAAGGAAGAGAAGCGACTGAAGGAACTCACATCGAAGGAGTTCATCAACGTGCGCGAGCCTTATGGCCGCGTGTCTGTGGATCTTCGCCGCTTGGCTGTCTTCTGTGGTACGTCCAACGAGACGCAGATACTGAACGATCCAACTGGCAACCGCAGACAGTTGCCTATTCACATCATCGATATTGACCAGGAGATGTACAACAAAGTCGATAAGGTTGAATTATGGCGTGAGCTCTATGCCCTGTATTCGATTGGTTATGACTTCACTATATTGCGCGAAGATATTGAGACGCTTAATGATTCAACGCTAACATTTAAGCACTCGACTCCAGAAGAGGACTTGATTCACAAGAAGCTTATGCCTGGCAGTTCGACATCGTTTGGTGAGTGGATGTCGCTCACTGAAATACAACAGTGCCTTTTGGTTGAGACGAAGCTTAACTTCCTAAATCTGCAACGTATCGGCTCGATACTCACTGCATTAGGCTATCAGAAAGACCGCAAGACGAAGGGCAATTCTAAGGTCACAATGTACTATGTCAGCCGAAATCCGATGTAAATGGACACCTTTGGACAACTTGCTTTTTACTAAGTTGTCCACTCGAAAGCCCATATTTTACAAGTGCTTCAGCCAATATGGACAACTTACAACTTACTTTTCTATTATTACCAATATATATACACACATGCACACACACACACACACACACACACATAGTATATATACAGCATGTTTTTTTGGACAGGCTGTCCAAATCGCTGCAATCCCTTGGCACGATTGGGATAGAGGCGAATTTCGCCCAGACAATGGACATGTTCAATGTTGTAAGCTGTCCTGTCTATGAGTGAGGTAAAAGCACAAGCGAAGGCATTCACAAACCTCTGGAATGCACGCCCCGACTTGCGTGGAAGAGTTTTCGCAATCAATAACAACAGCATGAACGGCATCAAGGGAGCCATGAACAAAGCCATGGGAGTTGTTGCTGGAGTTGCAGACATGTGCTTCATGAAGCCTGAAGGCAGAACGTGCTGGATCGAATGGAAGACAGACACGGGCAAGCAATCACCTTTGCAAATCAGATTCCAACAGCTCTGCCTATCTTTGGGCCATGAGTATCACATCGTGCGAAATGAAGAAGAATTCTTGAAGGTTATCAACTCATGAGCACATACGCCAAGATCATCCAGTACATGACCGAGAAGCTTCCAGATGAATGCACGCTTGTGGATGGGCCGACAACTTACACTTCAACGCAGCAGGCGCATCGGAGTCTTGCGAGTTATCTGACAGCAGCAAAGCATGGCACTTCATTGCATCGAACGTATGCGCTTAAGGCATTTAACTGGCTAAAACTTTTGCATCAAAACAAAATTAATTTGCAAGACATAAACAAATAAATAACTTTGCACACATGAACACAGAAAAACGAGGCGGTAGGAGGTTAGGTGCTGGGCGCAAGTCCATGTACGGCGAAAGCATGACAACGATTTCCTTCCGAGTTCCAACATCAGCAAAAGAGTCTATTCGGCAAATGGTCCG